TTAATAAAAGGAAGAGGCTGAATCCCGAGGAAATAATCTTTTAAGAAGAATATCAACATGTCGAAATGAAAAGAGAGAATCAGGGAGGACATCCTCTGGCAATATTTTTTCTTCTGTGACCTTCCGTTGAGCTTCCAGATCATATTCAATGAACCTGTCTTTAACACATTCACCCCATCCCTTAACAATACTTTCAAACTCAGTTAAATCATAAGGGTCCATAAGTGACAATGGCTTTTGGTGAAAGTCAAAATGTTTAGACATATATCGTGTCATTAGAATAATACCTACTGGATTATAGACTTTCTCTATAGAAAGACCTTTAGATACCCAACTCTTGATTAATTTAACAGGTTCTAGAATTTTGATCATTCCTCTCATCTTTTTTATATCAGTTTCTTCAGTTTGTATCAACAGATCACCAGTATATGATGATTCATCCTGCAGAAAATGCTCGATATCTTCTTTTAAATCAATCGTCTCAAAATTGATGTCATCTAAATCAATTGTATAGTCAGGTTGATCAAGTTCTTCGTCACTATCATCCAATGTTAGACTGACCTCTTCTGACCACTGTGTACTTGACATAGAACTAACTGTTGAATATCCCTCACTAGTCTCTTCAATCCCATCTAAATTCAAAACATTTTTTGGATTGATCAATGCTAAAAGCTCATTAAACATAAAAAGGTCAACCGATATCTTAGCTTTATTCATTATTAGCGAGTATGCAGCTGGAGGGATAGCTGCAGGCAGTCCTTTCATGAAATTCTCAAGCAAACCAGCAGACACAATTGGGTTTATAAATAACTTGTGTTGTGCCATTTTAAACCACAAGTTCCCAACAGCCTGCAGAGCCTGATACCTCACATCTTTTAAATTATGATATGCATGTGCCAACAAAAATCTAGGATTTTCTTCATCTAGCTGTGCCATTGCCCGAAAACCACCAGCCTGAACTGTAATATGAAAAGATTTAGAGGTCGGATGACGAACTCTGAGTCCTGTTCGTAAAGCACAATTTCTAAACACAATACAAGGTATGTTAGGTTTACCCCACTCAAAACCACTTTCTGTCTTAAAGAGCACCACACTCCTAGAAAAACTAACTTGTTCTGTCTTAAACCTCATGCCACATCTTAAAAGTTCTTTTGTGACCTCTTCCATCATGATTCTCAAAACATGTCTTTGTGTTATGGATGTTTCAAGTAAATATTCCTTTTTATCCCAAAAAATCTCTAATCTTGCACAGTCAATTCCAAAATTAAAGGTGACACGAAGATCCCCTTCATATAATTTTGTCTCCTCATTGTAAGTCTGTACACAATAGGCATCATACTGCTTGCCAGAATAAGCCCTTCTATTTGCTTGTACCTGTAATAATCCCTTTTGACCCTTTAAATCATATATCAACAAACCTAAACATTGAATTTCTGGGTCAACTGGTAAGACCCCTTTTGAACAAAAATACTCTATCCACTGATCTAGTGTCTTGGATTCAAAAAATAATGATTTTAACCATGCATTTGCATCTTGGTCATTTGCTTTACACCATCTCCAAATATCTATACACAATCTCATTGCTGATATATGGGTTAAATCCCCGATTTTTTCTTTTTTACTAAATAATGACACAGCCTTTAGAACTTCCTTTTTTGGCCTCACTTTGACTGTCTTCACTAAAGACATTGTTTTTAACCAATAGCTGCAAATTGATTCTGCTGTACCTTCCACATTACCCTGGACAATCACCACCCTTGACTTACCTGATTTATAGAGCAATGGGGCCACTCGCTTCAAGACATTAGGATGACCAATATCTAGACCCAATTCTCTGTAAACTCCTTCCTTCATGAGCTGGAGATCTGTAGATAATGAGTCAGGATGTATAGCACTATCCAGCACATCACTAATCTCATCAACCCTATTGGCATATTTATAACCTATAACGGCAGTTATTGGGTTTTGAATTGACTGGTCTCTTTCTTTCACTGTAAATGTCCTGGCAATTTTTGGTCTGTGTACTTGTCTCGTTGTTAACACTTCACACTGAACCTCATTTAAAAAATCTCTCCAGGCATATTCTTTTGAAAATGTACAGTTAACCAAAGTTTGGAATAATTCCATATCATTTTCTGTAGGCTTAAAATCACTTGCAAAAGAATCAGCAGCAGCCAACACTTCACGGAACGTTACCCATTCACCCTGTAATTTACAAACTTTCATGTGCTGTTTAGCTTGCATCCTAAATCTTAGTTGTAGTGGTGACTGCATTGTCATTGCTGTCACAATGCTAGGGTCATTCAGTTTTCTAACCAAGTATACTAATAAATTGTCTCGAGACCTAGGAATAATATAATCATACACAGGATGTTGTTCAGTCCAAGCCTGTAAGTACTTTGTGGAATATTGATCATAGAATTCAAACTCATTTTTAGGTGTAAACACCTTCCATTGCACTTTTCCCACAAAGCTAAATTCCCCCAACCTGTCATGCTGGAACACATCATCAGATAATTTCATCAAGAATTTAAAAAGACCAAGAATATAACGGTCAGACTCTTTCTTTGTATGTTTGTATGAGATGAATGCATTCTTTAATATGTTCTTATCAGCCATACCAATTCCTGCTGTTGCTAGCTCCATGATGGACATAGACCCATCACCACCTAGAGGAATTGGGATTTGATTTCTTTCTACTTTTAAAAAAGAGATAGGGTTATTAACCATACCTGCAGCTGTGCCATATAACCTTTCTACTTTACTAGTGCATAAAACAATTCCCAATTGTGCAAGTTGAGGGCATGCACCCATATCTAAAGCCTTGACACATCTACTCTGTGCTGCAGCCAAATCATCAAAATACCCTAAGCCAGGTAGGTCTGACAAAGACCCTAGTAATATTTTAATAAACGGAATTGAAACTGCACAACCTTCGAAAAATGTTGAGAGGAATTCAGCATTCGTGGGGGATACTGTAGTTTTCTTAGGAGAAATCTTAATCGAACCCATAAGGAGAATGTGCTCATGCAAATTAAACATACTCTTCCACATCTCCTGATTAACTGCATGCCAGTACATATTACCAGCTTGAATTTGTTGTGTCACATACATGAACCAGTCTGTCCCATCATCATATGGCTCTAGATAACCATAGATAAATAATGCATCATCAGAGTGGTGTGCAAACTCAAAGAAACAATCTAACTCAGGGAATAAATTTGTCCACACTCTCTTGAATAACAGGGATACTGCAGCACCAAATAATGATGAACACTTATTTAAATTACCCTGTAGCCAGTTACCTTTAATCATTGCAGAAACATTGTTGGGAAAAAATGACAAAAAATCTTCTACATTTTCAGATAAATCTTCCATCCCGTCAATATACCGATGCAATTTCCGGGACATAAAGAACTCTGTTTCATAGATATTTCTTAATGCATCTACTACACAATTTTTTAATTTATCATCTCGTAAACCATCATACAGAGCCTGAGTGAACCTTCTAAACTTTGCTGAATTATCTCCTGGAGACCACTTAGTTGCATCAGCACTCACATACATTAATTTTCTTTTTAATTTAATGCTTTGTCCCAATGCCAATTGGATTTCACTTTCACCAGAAGCCCACCTCAATGCCTTCTCAAGAGCTTGTTGGATATTGAGTATCTTCCTCTCACCACCATAAGAGATATATTCTTCAGGAACAACTCTAGCAATTGCATCATAATAGTCTTCGATAATCTCCAGTCTAACACGGGTAGGTAGTGTTGTGATAAAAAAACCTCTATCAGCCTCTGTCCTTTGATATTTCCTAACGATCCTAGCCTGAGCTTTTTGATGTTTTGTCTGCTCATATAACTCCAGTACAGTAGGGTTATGTTGAGATTGATTCAAAAACCGGATTGATTCAATCAAAGTCACACTAGATGATAGATGACCATCTTCTTGCAATGATCCTGACATACCCTTCAAACTAATATTTCGTGTCTGGCTAAAATATGGTTTATCCCAGTATTTATTCATAATATTAGCTGCCATTACTTGTGACTTTGCCTGTAAATAGGTATTGAGTTCTTGTGCAGCTAGCTCTACAACTTCTTGACAAAATAACTGCTGTTCCACCTCAACTTTATTTGCATAAATGTCTTGTATGACATAGCCATCTTCTACCAAGTATTCACCATACAATTCTTCCTTTTCTCTAAACTTTCTTGCCCATTCCACGGTTTCTAGATGGATTTTTGCCTCTTCTGTCAAATTACCATGTAGCCCTTTCTCAAAAAGAAAAAAACAAGTTGTTGCTTCAGATATCAAGCTCTTGTAATGTTTATATACTACCCTTGACATAAGAGAAGGGTACACTCCACTTGCTCCAATTGTAGACTGGTCAACTGTCAACCCTAGTAATCTCACTTTAGAATAAAACCTTATTTTGTTATTTTGTGCTAAACTAACAAGTAATGTTTTAATACTTGTGTAAAGATACACTTCTAAAGCGCTCTTGAATGGCCTTTCAAAAAATTTTCTAATCAGAGGTCCATAACCAGAATATGTTGAAGTTACAGCTGGTATTAGATATCGAAGATTGTCAAATAAAGCACATAATTTCATCTTTTGTGTGGTAGACAGTAAAAAGTGGAATGCAAACACTGAACGGAGTGCATGTTGAAGAGGAAAATGACCTTGATCCTCTGTATAGTATTGAAACCATGTAGCTGTTGCAAGAAGTGATTTCTCAAAAGCAATATTTAATGCTAAGAGCCTATTTAGATCAAGACTCATCACTTTACTAAAACACCATTTTACCCCATCTATTTCCACTCTTGAATCCAAATTCTCACTATCAACCAAACCCAACCCATCCTTAAACACAGTAAAAAATCTGATAAATGAACCTGCAACTTCTAATGATTTTGAAGGAAGGATACATAAAATGATATTCCCATTTGCATAACCATGAACTGACCAATATTTTGAACGTCTAAGCCCTGCATGTGCAATTAATGATTCTGTTATATCTCTAATAGCATGCCCAAGATGCCAAGCTGTAGTTTTTCTTATTATAGTAATCATGTATTTTACAAGCTCATTATCATAAAATTTTCTAAGGATGTCGTCAACACCTGTAGTTTTTCTCGGCTGACTTATGGTTTGACTGGATTCACCTACATTTACTTCTAGGTCTGACAATATCTTTTCAATCAACTTTGAACATTCATTTTGCTGTATCTGACTAGCTATTTCAATACTATCAATCGTTTCACCAAAAATGCCTTTCTTTGAATTTTTCGAAATCAAGTCAATCAAAGCCTTAGCCTTTGGGTCCATAGCTGATAGATTAAGCTTAAATGTCCCTGGTTCTCTTACATTCTGTGTGGGCTGAAAATATACTCGGGGATTATAATAATTTATCAGGTCCTCCTTATCCAATGAAATATATTTATAGGCTATATCTCGAGCAAGAAGCTGTAATGGGGTTTCAGGGTAATTCTTCAGAATCTCTATACAGCCAATGCGTGTATCATACTGATCTGAAGCAATAGTTGACGGCAAATAAGGGTTATTTATTGCAATTTGACACAATAAAAAATTCCTTGGCTTTCTTGATATGCTATACTTAAGCTTATGTTGCTCTTCTTCTTCTTTAAATATATTGAACACTCCTTGACCCTTCACTTCTTCAAAGGCAAAATCATGATCCCGTTGTAACCATAATTTACAATAATCCACCAATGATGTAATATGTGGCTCACATAACAGCTGTGGCCTATAATCAGGTATGTCAAACGTTCGCACCTTTGGACCTGTAACATGAAATTTCAAGTTAAACATTGCTTCCAACGCCCCTCGCTCATCATGTCTTACAAGGTGCTCTCTTACAAAATTGATGTCAGCTTGAATAAGTCTCATGGTCTGGACAACACCATCATTCCTACGACTTGGCCACTGTGTCGATATATTTGAACCATCGGTCCTTATTGCCACAACATCAAACTTTATCTTGTATCCAGACTGACAGTTGCCTCTCTCTGCTTCAACTTGCAGTAATTGCTCTATGTATTCAAGACCACCTTGATATTTCAAGACTTTCTCTCTCACACCCCTAGCCACATCAGCTGTTACTGTTACTTCTATGAATTCAATCAAATTTCCTGTTATCCTATAATTATCAGGTGTCATCTTAAAAAAGGACCGTAAGATTTGACCACTACTACTCCCTGGGATCACTTTCTTTTCCATACTTTGTATCACTTCATTCGGAACACCTGCCATCAACAGTACATATCCTATAGGTTGTTCTTTATCTTTATTATCTGACCAATCATGCTTGATCATTTGGTCAACAACATCATGTCTTACTGCATATAAGCGGTCTAACAAGTCTAAACATTCTACCGCGGATGTCTCTCCAGGGACAGCATCTTTCACCCTCTCATGAATCTCTCTGTATTTCTCCAT